TTAGACATACCATCACAAAAACCTAATGTAGCATCTAGGCGAGGACAGGTTTATGAAGATATTAAACAATCTGGACTTGCACAAGAGATATACGAAAAATCAATAACACTAACAGAAGTATCTAAGATACTAGGCACTACAACTGCTGCTGTATCTATGGCGTACCAGGCATATTTAGAAGATATAAAGTCTGAACAAGAACAAGAGGACTGGTCATTACCACAGGTAGCAGAAGAAACACTAAAAGATTTTAACGAGTTTAGACAACGATACTTTAGAACAGAACAAGGCGTTGCATTTGAGACACCAGAGTTTCATACTAAATGGATAGAAAACATTATGGATGCTATTGATAATGGTGGACAGCACATGATACTTAGCCCACCTAGACATGGTAAAACAGAACTGCTTATACATTTTGTAGTCTGGCTTATATGCAAAAACCCAAACATAAGAATTATGTGGGTAGGTGGTAATGAAGATATTGCAAAGAACTCTGTATCTTCTGTAATGGACCAGTTAGAAAATAACGAGTTACTTATAGAAGAGATATGTGGACCAGGAGCAAAATTTAAACCTAAAACAAAATCATCTAAGTCTTGGTCTCAAAATGGTTTTACTGTAGGTACACGAACAGTTACAGGTATTAAATCTCCAACAATGATTGGTATTGGTAGAGGTGGAAAGATATTGTCAAGAGACTGTGATTTAATTATTGCAGATGACATTGAGGACCACAGTTCTACTATGCAACCAGCATCAAGAGAGAACACAAGAAACTGGTGGACTACAACATTATCTAGTCGTAAAGAGGAACATACAGCTATGGTAGTTATTGGTTCTAGGCAGCATTATGATGATTTGTATTCGCACCTAGTAGATAACGAAAGCTGGAGTACAACAGTAGAACAGGCACACGATATAGCTTGTACTAAATCTGATTGGGAAAACGAAGCACACCAAGATTGTATGTTATGGGCAAGTAAGCGTACATACAAGTGGTTAATGGATAGAAAGAAAGCTGCTGAAACTACAGGTGGTAGAGCTATATACGAAATGGTATATCTTAATGTAGCTATGCCAGATGGTATGAGTTTGTTTGATGCAGAAGAGATAGAACAATGTAGAGACCAGGCAAGAGATATAGGACACATACCACACAATGTAAGATTAATTGCAGGTCTTGACCCAGCATCAACAGGGTACCAAGCTGCGTTCTTATGGGGTTATAACCAGGAACAAGATACTTTGTACATGATAGATATGGAGAATAACTTAGGTGGTGGTATTCCTAAAGCATTAGAAATAATACAGCAATGGTTTACTAAATATAACCTTGCACACTGGGTAATAGAAGAAAATGGTTTTCAACGAGCAATACGACAAGATAAATCAATTAGAGACTTTGCAGCAAAGCATGGTATATTTTTAGAAGGTACACAAACTTATGGTAACAAGCATGACCCTATCTATGGTGTTACAGCTATGAGACCATTGTTTGCTAACAAACTAATAAATTTACCTTATCGTAGCTTTGAAGCACAAGAGAAGGTAAACTTATACAGAAGTCAGTTAGTGTATTTTAGTTCTGCTCAAAACAAGAGTAGAAGTGTAGGTACTAAATCTGACATTGTTATGGCAAGTTGGTTTCCAATGAAAACAATAAGGCGTTTACAAAAGGAAAGACTTGCTACAATGGGTATGGAATACCAACCTAGTTTTAGTAACTATGAAGGACTAGGCATAGATTTGGATAGTTGGAGATAATGGTAAAAACAGCAGATGAGCTTTACAGCAGAGTTTACGAACTTAGACAATTAAATTCTGAACTTGCACAAGATAAACATAACATCAGAGCAATACTTAATGGTGGTGCAGATGGTATAAAAGCATTACTTGGTAAAGACATGCGAGATATGGATTACAGACAATTACCAGCACCTAACCTACTTATGTCTGCATTAGAAAGATTTGCACAAAAAATAGGTAGAGCACCAGATTTAAAAATAGATATATTTAACGACAAGGATAGTGAGAGAGCTACTAAGAGAGCAGAAAAACTAGAAAGAATAGTAACTGCGTATGATGACATACAGAAACTAGACAAGCAATTACCACAAGCTGGTAGATGGTTACCTGGTTATGGATTTGCTGTATGGGTACTTAAAGAAAAAAAAGATGCTAATGGAATACCATATCCTGTAGCAGAACTAAGAGACCCATATCTTTGTTACCCTGGACATTTTGGTGTGGACCAAGAACCAAAAGAGTTAGCAATATTACAACGAGTACCACACGCAACACTAGCTAGACAATATCCAAAACATGCAAATGTCATACTTGATGAAGTAAATGCAGAATATAATACAATGGCTTATCTATCTAGTTATGACAAGACCTGGGCTAATGCAGATGGTACAGGTAAAGTAGTTGCAGAATACTATGATGAAGAAGGAACTTATGTATTCTTACCAGAAAACAAAATAATATTAGATTTTATTCCTAATCCACTTAAATCTGGACCAAGATTTGTAATAGCTAAACGCTATAGTTTTGACCAAATGCAAGGACAATTTCATCATGTTATTGGCTTAATGGCTAACATGGCGAAAATAAATATTCTATCTGTCATTGCAATGGAAGATGCTGTGTTTACAGAAACCAACATCATTGGCGAGATAGAAAGTGGACAATATAGAAAGGGTAGGTTCGCTGTAAACTATTTGACACCAGGTAGTCAAGTATCAAAACCAGTAAATAACTTACCTTATCAGTTGTTCCAACAGATAGATAGATTAGAACGACACTTGCGTTTAGGTTCTGCATATCCTGTAGCAGATGATGGACAATCGCCAAATGCGTTTGTTACTGGTAGAGGATTAGAGGAACTAGGTCAATCATCATCATTGCATGTAAGAGAATATCAAACAGTAATGAAAGATGCGTTAGAAGAAATAGATAGCAAGAGACTAGAGTGGGATGAGGTTATGTATGGTGGTATGCGTAAACCTATCGCAGGATTTAGAAATGGTACAGCGTTTAAAGAAACTTATGTACCTAACTCTGATATAGCAGAAGTATATAAAACAAGAAGAGTATATGGAGTTATGGCAGGGTTTGATGAGCCACAAAAAATTATTACAGGGTTGCAATTAAAACAACAAGGTGTAATAGATATGCAAACATTACAAGAGAACCTTGATGGTTTAGATAACATATCTCAAATACAGAACAGAGTAAATGCAGAGAAAGCAGAGACTGTGTTATTTGAAGCATTAATGGCACAAGCAGCACAAGGTAACATCAAAGCAAGTCTTGCAGCTAAAGAGATTAGAAAAAATCCACAAAACATGACACAGATACTAGATGAGTTTTACACAGAAGAAGAAGTACAGGCACAAGAGGTAGCTGCACAAGCACAAGCTCCAGCAGAACCAGACATTGCTTCTGTACTTGCACAGTTAGGTGGACCAGAACAATTAGCAGCAGGTCCAGGAATACCACCAGGAGTACCAGTTGGCTAGACCATTTGAAGATATTAACGAAAAATTTATAGATATAATTAATCAAGAAGATTGGGATTTTAATTCGTTTCCAGTAGAAGAAGAAACAGTTATAGAGATTGTTCCTATTGTTAGACCAGATGTAGAGACTGGAGATATACCACTAGGTACATACATTATTCCAACACCAATACCTAATGTATTTTTAAATGTATCATTAGGATTTGATTTACAACAAGGAGATGAAGATGCCAGGTGGTAGAAAAAGTAAGTCGTTTAAACAAGCAACTGATATGGCAGTTGATGGTGCATACCAAGATTTAGTAGTACCAAATAGGGCGAAAGGAGACCCAACAGGGCAATCCACAGCGTTAGGTAATCAAATAGATGCTGTAGAGCCACAAACTCAATCCCCTATACTTAAACAAGCAAGTACAATGCCAATGGTTGGCGACATATTTAATGCTCCAACACAATTCCCAGACCAACCTGGTTTTGTTCCAGAGCAAGATATGCAAGTAGCTGCACCTGTGCAAGAGACACAGATTACAAAACAGTTAATTACTGAAAGGTTCCCAGAACTAAGATATAGGTTTAACTAATGAGCTTTTATTTGAGATGGGGTCAAGAGTGGCTTAAATCCCAAGAGGAAAAAGGCATAGACCAACAAGCACTTAACACAGCTAAGAACACTATGTCTGATGCAGAATTAGAAATACTAGGTAAGAAAACATTAGATTTTAAATCAATGAACCCAAATGAAGATAGTGATTTACCTATTGCTGCTGCATCTATGGGATTAAGTGCAGGAGAGTATTACAACTTATGGAAAGAAACTAACAATAACATTGCAGATGAAAAAGAAGATTACAACAGAAAAAGAACACAAAGTTATTGGGATAGAGCTAAAGAAGCATATACAAAAACTAAACAAGTTAATACTGAAACACAAAAAGAATTATTTGGAGAAAGCCAGTTAAGAAAAAGTACAGCTATTAATGGTTTATTAGTTGGTCTTAATGCTTGGTATCAAAGATTTCAAGTAGGAGCTATGAACTCTTATGGTGTTGCTAGTAAAGCAGAGTTAGAAAGATTAGCTAGGGAACAAGGTAAAGAATTAGATAGAGATTTTTCTAGGTTTGTTGGAGACCCAGAAACAGAAGATAATGAGATACCTTTATCATGGAAACTTAAATCTTTTGTAGCTGGTTTACAAGCTGGTGCTGTTAGAGGTGCATTATCACAAGGTAAAAAATATGGATGGGATTTGCCAGAGACAGTATTAAATTTAGCACCACTTGCTGTTACAGATAATCTAACTTATTTAAATACAAAAAAAGATTTTAAATTAGCACAGACAGATATAGATACTATAAATAAATATTTTCCTAGTGTATATGCAGAAAACTTAAAGATACAACAAGATGGAGAAACTAGAGAACCAACTACACAAGAAAGATTAGATGCGTATATAGATACAGTTAATCAGTTGTATGGTTCAGCTAATCCTAATGGTATAGAAACATACTTTGGTAGCAATGAATATTTCCAAGAAGCAATGCAAACTAGAGAAGGTTTTAAGAAATATAGCATACCTGCAACACCTGGAGATATGATTAGATATACACTTACAGGTTCATTAGGTGGAGAATATAGTCCATTAAACAATGTAATTGCAGATATAAAGATTGAAACAGAAGGCGAAATAGCTAAGTTAGTTAATACATATCAAACAACTGGTATGACAGACCAAGAGTTTGAAACTAAATTTAATGCTTTACTATCAGCAGAGCAAGATAAAATATCAGATTTAAACTTTGACCCTAAACATGGTTGGAACGCATGGATAGGATTTATGGGTAACTTAGGACTAATGGTAGTTACAGACCCAACTATGGTTTTACCTGGCGTTGGTATAGGTGGTAGGTCAGCACAAACAAGTAAAACACTTACAAGCGTAGGTAGAGAACTAGATGAATACATACAAGCAGGTGGTAAGGTAGCAGATTTTTGGATTGACAAAGACCCAGTAATACAACTTATGGCAGATGAAATAACTAAAGC